TACTATTCCACTATTAATTTCTTCTTGTTTCCATTGTGTGTAAGCACAATCGTATAACCATTGTTTTCTATCAAACTTACATTGTATATTACTTTCACCTATAATGTCAAGCTTGTGGTAGCTTACTGGCCAAGCGTGTGATGTATCTGATAAGGCCACGGTTGGTATACCCTCACATACACTTTCTACTAATGCATTACTTGAATATGATACAACAACTCTAGCACCATCTAAATCTTTCTGAAATCCACTACCACCATTTGTTTCATTAAAATTATCATAGTTTTTACTATATATGATTTTGTTTTTAATTCCTGCTTCTCTAAATCTAGCAAAGAAACCACCTTTTTGACCACCATCTGGTGATATATTACCATATTTTTCTAAAAATCTAGGATGAAATCTTACTACAATAGGTTCGTTAGTTAAAGAAGAAATCTTTTTCATTACCATATATAGATAGTTAATATAATTCCATTGTGTGCCTCTAGCTTTAGTGTGTACTATTAATTTATCTTGCATATCGGCTGTATATAAATCATTCAGACTTGTATCAGTAGGATTTTGTAAACATAATAGTATATACTTACCCTCACTTCTCCAAGGTTTAATTTCTATATCTTGTTCTTTTTGTATCATATCCCACCTATCAGACGGCGAGTTTTTATTCTTAAATATACCATTATTATATGTGTAATCATTTAAACCAATTCTATAATAGTAGTTATCGTCACCAACTTTTATATTTCTTCTAAATGTGGCACCCTCAAATACTATAACAGGCTTTTTAGTTTGTGCAATATAATCATATTGGTCTTTATAGTCTTTAAAAACACCTCTAACACCTGTGGTAACATATGCGTTTGCGTGTTCAAGGACTTTACGGTCTTCAAACTTTGCAAATTTAAAATCATTATGTGTAGGAAAATTAAAGAAATCTCCTTCTCTAAATGAACCCCAAAAACCAACTATCATTGTAACCTCTTAACTGTCTCATATGCGACACCATTTTTTATTTCTTCTAGTGTAAACTGACAACTTAATAAACTATCTATCCATTTATCTATAAGTTCTTTATCAGGATAATATGGTCTTTCTATTTTAGTCAAATCACTTTCACCAACAACATTTGATTGTGATACTTCATCACAAAATACTGGTACACCAGATAATACTGCCTCAATGGCAGCTGTTGATTGCATAGTGACCATTGCCCAACAATTTTTTAATTGTTCTTGTAAAGATGTTTTATCACCTTTATTTCTAATTCTAATTTCTCTGTCTGTATATTTTTTTAATGTTTCAAGTGTATCACTTAACCACTTTTCTTCGGTTATATGATACATTCTACATACTGCTTTAGTTGGTGGACAAACTAGAATATAAGTACCAAAATTCCAACCATTAAATGTAATTGGTTTATATCTTTCTATTCTCTTTTTGTCCTGATTTGTTAACTCAACTAACTTATTCAGTTGCAATTGATTCTTTACAACTCTGTATAATTGACCATAAGGACCTGGTCTATAATCTCTTGTAGCGTAAAAGTAAGCGTGGTCCATATAATAAAATTCGTGGTTTCTTTTTTGACATTCCCATATAACTCTTTCTGAACCTCTTAATGTTCCTACAACTGCTAGAGGATTAGTTGTAAAATTTTCCCAATTAAACGTAGGCCAAAACCCCTCTTCAAATGGGTGTATTCTTTCTCTACCGTTTCTATGTACTATTTGTGAGAAAGCAACAATAAATCTATCTTTAGCACCAGAACCTGTACAAAATCCTTCAATCATTTTATATTAATCTTACATTGTTGGTGATAGTAGTCAAACCATTCTGAATGATAGTCGCAATCGTTAGTATCGTGAAACCAAGGACCACCCTCTGTATAGTGAACGTTCTTTACATCTTTATTATATTCATATTCATCTGCTAACCAATTCCACTCTAATGGTAAATCACCTATTAGACTTTCATCCTCCAACCATTTAAATTGGTGTAATTGTAATCCTGAAGCTGTATTAACATAATCTGGTGTTAATGATGTACACTTGTCACAATTCATTAACATAAAACTAGACCAGTTCTTTTTAGGATATTTTGTTTGTATTTGATTTAAAAACTTTGTTTCAGTTCTTGGTTCATAATCGTGTTTACAAACCTGTACGGCATATTTTTCATCACGCAATCTCCATAATTCAGAAATATCGCCTAACATTAACTGGTCACAATCCATAAAAACTGCCCAGCCTTTATAGTCTGCTAGATAAGGCACCATAAATCTACTAAAACTAAATTCAGTTGATTCTAAATTACCTCTTTCTCTAGTAAACGTATCTTTTATATTAGGTAAATAAACAGGTGTAATTGATACCGGTCTGGTACTGTTTTTTAATATACTATAAGCAAGTACACTAAAAGCAGCCTTCTCTTTACTATCATAACCAATAAAGACTTTAATCATAGCATATAATACCACATACTGGAGTTTTAGTTTCTAAATCGTGTATTTCATCTAACTTTAGTCTGTACCATTTACCAGGTTCAGGTTTAAATTTAAACTTACATAATTCAGCTTCTTTATCTTCTACTGTACGTGTTTGGTCAAGTCTTTCATTTTCAAACCATTGTGACCAAAATCTAAATTGATTATCAAAGTCAAGTGCATAGAAAAAAACTTCTTCTTTTTTAGCGTCTGCAAATAGAGGAACATCTTTCATACACCAATAATAATACTTACCTTTTTCTGGTAATAATATGCTTCTAAATTCGTGTTGCAACCATTCTGATAGTTCATTTGATACTTTATGAAAACTAAACTTTTCTCTATATTTTTCATAATTACCATCAATAGGTTTTTCTGCAATTGCTTCATTAGATTCAATTAACTCTTTAGGTATTTCTTTGATACCCTTTTCTTCTTGTACAAATGAATTGTAAATCATACTCTAGCCTCCGGACTTTTCATTAACTTTTTTCTTTTAGGACCTTTTATGTGGTCATACACCGGTCCTAATATAGACCTTGCTTGTACGTGTCCTGTTTTACCATCACCAATGTCTTTATTCTTGACACCATTCTTTTCATATTTTTTTCTCACTAAATCCCATATATAACTATCGTGTTGTTCTTTTTCTTTGTATATTAAATCTTCATTGTACATATTCTGCATTTCAACTGCATATTTTACCACATCTGGATGTTTCATATTGAAGTATAAAAAACCACATTCACTATAATGATTTCCTCTACCTAGATAACTCATCATCATATCGTTATTGTGTATGTGTTTCTTTACCCATTCTTCATCAATAGTTTTATAAAATACACTATCAGCGTCTATACAAATTAAACCATCATAGTCTTCGTTAGTAATAATCTCATTTGTATAAGCATATACTTTATAAGAAAATCTAACACCATCATTAATATATCCAGCAGGTGTATCTGCAACAGGTCTTTCTTTGTTTCTATTTACAAACTCTTCGCATTGTGGTATCTCATCAAACGTACTTTTAGGCATAAAGTTCGTATGTGGTATATCTAACATATCTTCACTATATACAATCAAGTTAAATGGCCAGTTATAGGTTTCAAAAAACTTATGACCATATTGTTTATATAACTTTTTGTTTAAAGTTGTGACTACACCAATCATTTTGTAAATACTGTTTCTTTCCTATAATTACCTCTACGAAAGTATTTAATTGAAGCCATAATACTTTCAACATCTTTTGCATATTCTTTTTCTTTATCGTTTCTCAATGGTAATTCTAACACTACAACTGCATTATTTTTTGACATCAATTCTAAACCACCTAGTACAATTTCTTTTTCGTGTTCTTGACAATCTACTTTGATAAAATCCACATTTTGGTCAAACTTATCTACATAATCATCCAACATTCTAACATCTGTTGTTAACTTTTTTAATGCTGATTCTTTTAATGTTCTTTGAGAGTTGCCATATTGTACACCGTGAGCTAGAAGACTTACGTTACCACTTTCATCAGGACTTTGAAATAGTACGGCGTCTTTCTGGTGTTTGTTTGATAATGCTATCTCTTCTAATGTCCAGTTATTAAAACTTTCCATATTTCTTTTATAACATTCTATGTTTTCTGGATGTGGTTCAAATGCAACTACCTTTTCAAACTTTTTTGATAAGTCTTTAGACCAAAAACCAATATTACCACCAATGTCTAATGCTAAACCTAATTTCTTAACAAATGATAATGAATAGTCTCTTTGTTCTTTTTGATATTCAAAATTACCATAGTGGTCTACTATATGAGTATCGTAATGTGTGTCCCAATCAGGCAACCACCAAGTTTTAATTAATTTCACTTTTCACTTCCTATTTTTTGTATAAAATAACTATCTGCAATATCTGATAATGGATTAGTTGCCTTATCTGTATCAAATATCTTTTTTAAGTCAATTTTAGTTTGTTTTATAAATTCATTTAACATCATATCTTTATCAGCATTACCTTTTCCTGTCGCACCTTTTTTAACAACACTTGGCACGACTGCTTCATAAGTAAGTCCCTTTTCAAGTATTCTATATTTGAGTATACCACAGTTCTCAGCGATTTGAAAAAGTCCTTGACCTTTTGAACCGTAAGAATAGCCTTCAATAAATATTTTTGGAGTTCCGAGTGGAGCAAGAATATTGAATACGAAATCTGATATATAACCAAATCTCTCAATAGGGTCTTTCCATTCTTTATGTTCATAACCAATAATATTATCACTTTGTTTACCAATCCACTTTTTCTTGTTTGTCAAATAATAAAAGTTTAAAGTACCGCCGTCATTCACACATACAGCAGGACTAGTTAGACTATAATCAATCCCAACTATCGTCCTCTGCTTTGTTATAATTTTCTTCATCAAATTCCTCAACTTCCCATCCACAAAAAGGACAAGTTAATGGTTCTAAATCTTGAACCTCTATGTCCCATTCTACGGTATATTTAGTCTCACAATTTGAGCAGACTTTTTGTGCTTTTTCTAATGCCATTATAGTTTAAACTTTTTAAATTGGTCTTTTTTAACGTCTTGCTTAATACCACCAATTACATAAGATTCAATCTCTGTCTCTTGTGGTGCGTTTTGTGTAGAACGGCTGTTTAACCAATGTTCTACCCAAGGTAAAGGATTTGTTTTTTGCTCGTATCTCGGTTCTAGGCCGATTGCTTTCATTCTTCGGTTCGCCATATACTCTACAAACTGGTGTAATAGTTTTTCTGATAAACCAATCATACTTCCTTTGGAAAATAGATATGTTGCCCAACGTTTTTCCTCCTGAACAGCCTCATCATACATAGTATAAACTTCTTTTTCACTATCTTTAATTACTTTGTTCATCACTTTGTCATTTTCGTGGTCTCTGTAATTATTGATAATTCTTTGTGACATTGCTAAGTGTTGTGATTCGTCTCTTGCAATAAAAGAAATAATCTTAGCACTACCTTCAAGTAGTTTTAATTCACCAAATGCAAATGAACAAGCAAATGATACATAGAATCTTAAACCCTCTAGTATGTTAACTGTTACCAATGCTTTCCATAATTTCTTTTTGATTTCGTATTCGTCAACACTCTTCTTATCTAAATGCCACTTATAACCTGTGTCAATTAGGTCATCATAAGTCTCTGTAATAGTTTTTGCTCTTCGTTCAATTTTTTCATCACCAATAATTGTATCAAATACTTCATTTGGATTTGAATATAGATTTTTAATAATGTATGTATAACTTCTACTATGAATTGTCTCAATGAAATCCCAAGTCACAATACAACCTTCAATTTCTGGTAAAGAAACAAACGGTAAAAATGCAAGGCACGGACCTCTACCTTGTACACTATCTAACATAGTTTGGTATTTTAGATTAGATGTAAAAATAAACTTTTGTTGTTCATTTAATTCTGCATAATCATTTCTATCTTTTTGTAAAGATACTTCTTCTGGTCTCCAAAAATAACCCATTTGTTGTTGATTCAGTTTATCAAAAATAGGATATTTCATATCACTATATTGTTGTACTTGTAAATCTTCACCAAAAAACATAGGTTGTTTTGTGAAATCAATATTTTTATTTGTGTTAAATACACTTCTCGCCATTTTTAAGTCCTTAAATTGTACAACTATCGCAATCTTCTTCAGCTTGCAATGTTGCCGGTTCTGTTTCCTTTACTTCGTCTTTCCAACCTACTGGATGTGTAGGTTCGTCTTCGTCTTTTTTACTATCATAAGTGTTTTGATAGTAAGAGGTTTTCCAACCTAATTTATAAGTTGTTAACAAGTCTTGAGCCATAACCGAAATAGGTACTTGACCCTCGTCAAAATGTTCGGGATTATATGACCAGTTTCCACTAATTGCCTGGTCAAAATACTTTTGCATTACTGCAACGATATTTATATATCCTTCATTCCCTTTCATATCCCATAATAGAGTATAAAAGTTTTTTAATCTAGGATAATCGGGTACAATTTGTTTTAATGTACCTTTTTTAGACTTTTTAATACTTAAATAGTCTCTAGGTGGTTCGATACCATTTGTCGCATTTGAAACAACACTAGATGACTCACTTGGCATTTGTGCTGATAACGTACTATGTCTCAATCCAAATTCTTTAATATCTTTTCTTAATTTATCCCACTTCATAGATAGTTTACGATTTACAATTTCATCTACTTCTTTTTTGTAGGTGTCTATTGGTAATATACCATCAGAGTATTTTGTTCTATTAAAGTATTCACAAGCACCTTTTTCTTTTGCAATGTTATTACTTGCTTGCAATAGATAATATTGGAATGCTTCAGTAAGTATATCTACTTCTTTCCAAGCTTCTTTACTTTCATATGAAACTTTGTTCTTTGCCAAATAGTGTGCAAGACCAATATAACCAATACCTAAACTTCTTCTTGCCTTTGTAGATACTTCGGCAGCCTTAACAGGATATTGCTGATGGTCAATAATTTCTTCTAATGCTCTAACAGCCAAATCACATAAGTTTTCTAAATCTTCAACATACTGTATTTTACCAACATTGATAGCAGATAGAATACATAAAGCAATCTCGCCTTCACCATCAATATGACTAATAGGGTCTGTTGGTAATGTAATCTCTTGACATAAGTTTGACATATAAATTCTGTCTTTGAAACTAGAGTGAGTATTACAATGGTCAATATTCATAATGTAAATACGACCTGTCTCTGCTCTCTCTTTTAATATATCACCAAATAATTCTTGAGCACCTACTTTTGTTTTTTTAATACTGGTTTTTCTTTCGGCTTTGGTATATAAGTCATCAAACGTCTCTGACCCCCAAGCCTGATAGAGCTCAGGTACTTCGTGTGGCGAGAAGAGTGTAATTTCTTCGTCATTAATAAACCTTTCATAAAATAACTTTGAAATCTGAATAGAGTAATCTAATTTTCTAACTCTGTTATCTTCGGTGCCTTTGTTGTTTTTTAAAACAATAATATCTTTTATTTCTTGGTGCCAAATAGGGAAGTGAACCGTTGCGCTACCGCCTCTAACACCATTTTGAGTGCAACACTTAACCGTTGACTCAAACTTTTTGAGGAATGGTATAACTCCTGTGTGTTGTACTTCACCGCCTCTAATTCTGGCGTTAATGCCTCTGATTCTCCCAGCGTTAATACCAATTCCAGCCCTTTGTGCAACGTAGTTGCCAATAGCCATATCACTAGAGAAAATACTAGGTAGAGTGTCATCAACATCAACCAAAACACAACTAGCGTACTGGCGAATAGGTGTTCTAACGCCGGCCATAACAGGCGTAGGAATGTTGATTTTAAATTTTGAAATAGCTTCATAATACTTCCTTACATAACTTAATCTTGTGTTTTTTGGATACTTTGCAAATAATGTGGCTGCAATAAGCATATACATAAATTGAGGTGTTTCAAACACTTCACCTGTACTTCTATCTTGCACCAAATATTTGTCTATTACTTGTCTTAAACCAGCATATGTGAAATCATAATCTCTTTCGTGATTAATCCAATTTTCCATTCTATCAAAATCACTTTTACTATACCAATTTAATATTTCTGAATCATAAACACCAATCTCTACACCTTTTTTAGTGTGTGTAAAAATGTGTGGGTGGTCCCATAGTTTATGATGAATTTGTTTTCTCAAACTATATAATAATAACCTAGAGGCAACAAACTGATAATTAGGATTGTCTAGTGAAATTAAATCTGAAGCAGACTTAATAAGAATTTGTTGAATTTCATCTGTTGTAATACCGTCATAGAATTGTAAACCACTATTCATTTCTACTTGTGATGATGATACACCTGAAATATCTTCACACGCATACTCCACCATTTCGTGTATCTTATCAATGTTAAGAGATTCTAATCCTCTACCATTTCTTTTCTTCACCTGCAACGTCTTATTATCTACCATATTTCTCTCCTAACATTTCTTGTAATCGGTTAATTTTGTCAAAGCACTTAATCTGGAATACGTGTTATTACTTATAATACCAGCAACTTGACTTTTTGTCAAGCCTGACATAATTAAGTCATTTACATCTTTCAGTTGCATATCATTTGGCCATATTACTATGTTATAACCTTTGTCAACAACATCATACATTCTCTTAATAATTTCTCTGTTTCTTGGTTCGTTGTCAAATATATATGTGACTTGTTCAGTAGGTACACGTAGAGTCAAATCGGCGCCGCCAGCTGCCAAACAATTGTCAACAAACATACTATCAATGGGTCCTTCTACTATGTAAATATCTTCTTGTAGATTTACATTGTCAAGACCAAATACTTTTTGTTTGTTCTCATCAATTTTTATTGTGAGATATTTTGGTTGTTCATTACCAAATGCACGACCTTGAAAAGCAAATGGTTTGCCATCAACACCGTAAAAAGGAATAATCAACCTAGGGTGTTCACCTTTAGTATGAGGAAAAGTATTTGGTTTTACCTCATTAACAAAAGACATAAACTTATTTGAAAGATACAACTTACTAAAATATTCGGTTGGTATTTTTCTATTAATAACGTATCTATAAGCAGGATGTGATTCTTTCAACTCGCTTATTTTAATTAATTTACTAAAGTAATCTGTGTCTGCAAACTGCGTAGGTTTGAAATCAAACTTTTTAGGTTTTGGCGTGGAGGGTGCCGAGCCTTTATATCTCTCTAGTAAATATTCTTCATATTTTTTAGGGTCAATTTCTTTCAGGAAATTAGCCAAATTTTGGCCTTCACCACAATTATGACATTTAAAGAACATATCATTTTTTACTTGGTAAAAATATGCTCTCGCCTTGGTTTTACTCTTTTTAGAATCACCACAATGAGGACAACGAAAGTTAAAAAGATAATCACCTTTCTTCTTAAATTGCCCCAATCTTGATGATAATTCGTTAATATACTTTAAATCAATATAACTAGACATTATATAAGTTTTTACTTTCAATTAGATTAGTCATAGAGAATAACACAATAATATGTGTTTGTCAATGGTGGAAAAAACTTTCCAGCGAAAAAATAGCACCGAGGTTTCCAGCGCTGTTTTTTTAACCAGGACTTACCAGTCCTACTACTTCATCATTTCTAGGATTTCGTGACCGTTTAAGGCTATAAACCACCCTATAACAACAGCACCACCCATAATTAACCATTTATATTTCTCTAGTATACCAATTCTCCCACCAATGTCAAGCTTCAATTGCTTTATTTCAATTAATAATCGCTTTTCTACTTGTTGGATTTCTTTTGAGAGGTCTTTATGAACAGAATCTATCTCACCAGCTCTTTCTTTTAGCTTATCAAAAATGATTTCATCCATTTGTTCTTGTCTGGAGATTTTTTCTTCGTGTACGGCCAACATTTGCTTGATGGATGTTGATACGTCTGTAAGTTTATCTATAGCCGTGTCTATTCTACCGTGGATTGAGCCCATATTCTCAACATCTTTTTTCAATCCAGCAATATCTATAAGCATTTCTTTGTTTGATTCTGACATATTACTCTACTAATTCGCTAAAGGATTTTGTGCTTTTAATTTAAGTTCTTGTATTTGTAATTTTAATACTTCTACTTCTTTTTCTAATACTGCTACGCTAGTCTCGTTCTTCTTAATTCCAGACACGTCTGGCGCCTCCGATTCAGACTTTTCTAATAAAGATATTCTTTCATTAGATTTAGCAATTTCAGCTGTATTTACTGTGATACCTGATACATCAACATTTGAACCCTCAATTGCTGATAATCTAGTATTGAATTCTCCCCACGCATAAAAACCACCACCTATGGTAGCAATAACACCTATTAAGGCTGCATATGTAGAGAGTTTATCTACTATTCCATTCTTCATTTTTATTCCTTTATTGTATTGATTTCAAAGCAGCTATTTCTGCTTGTAAAGTATTTATTCGTGTTGACACCCTAGCTAGAGCATTTTGTTGTACAGCAATTGGGTCATTACTGGTGTAGGCATTTAAACTAGCCTCTTTGTATATTTGTTGCTGTTCTAATATATTTAGTTTTTCAAATAACTCTAGGTTACCATCTGGAATGTTTCCACCATTTAATCTCTTACTTTTATATACTGTTAAATCTGGTGCGTTTGAAGATAGACCTGCTGATAACACTAGAGAAGTTGCTTGTAGTTTTTGGTCAACTCTTTTTAATTTAGAGTTTATTTTAGCAATTATTTTTGCAACCTTTTTACTTATGTTGTCAGCGTCGGTAGTGGTAATCTTCCTGTCCTCGACAGATACGTCTGTTTCATCTTCCACAACCTCGCTATTATTCTCCTTCTCCTCTTGTCTTTCTGTTTCCTTATCTTCAACCAATTCTGATTCATTTGATACAACATCACTCTCTTGTCCTTCCGGCTCTGTTGTCTCTTCATTTGTAGATAAAGTTTCCTCTGTCTTAATGGTTTCATTTGTAAGCTCTTCATTAGTAGCATTTGATTCCTCTTTTATGTTAGATTCTTCCGTTGGTTTTGCTTCTATTATGTCTTCTCTTTTATTTTCCACCTCCTCAAAGTTATTTGTCATTGTTTCTTCTTCTTTAAATTCTTCCATATCTGGTTCTTCCATCATAATTTCTGGTTCATTTAAACTAGCAATTTCATTCATCATATCACCACCCAATTCTTTCATCATACTATCACCTAACTCTTCAAAAAATTGCTGTTCAGTAATATTTTCAACTTGTAATTCTTGTTTAAAATCTTCTACTAGATTATTAGTTTCTATAAAATCTGTAAATTGCATTTCAACAAAGTCTTCAAATTTTATTTCTTCAAACTTACCAAGGTCATCTTCAACTATAACCTCAAATTTTATTTCCTCTATTTTTACTTCTTCCATTTTATCTATTTCTTTAAATGCGTCTTCAACTTTATTATCTAAATCTACAAATAAATCCAAGCCATCATCTGTTGTTAAATTAACTGCGTCATTGATAGCCTCGCCTGCATTTGTACAAGTACCTAGTTCTTCACAAGATGTAAATGTTGATGATTGAACACCAGCAGTTGTAATAGATAACTGAGCATTATCTACATCTGGTCCTCTATGAGCCTCATCATATGATGTACCAGCGGTGTCATTATACATTTCTGCTCTGATTGTAAAATCGGTTTGTGTGTTTGAGTTATGAGTATAACTATCTGTATAATTATTCCATTGACCACCATTACCTGCCCTATTCGGGTCGTGGTCATTTATATCTCTAATTTGTGTAGTTACCGTACCATCACCGGCTGTGATAGTTTGTTTAAGTGTAAATGTATTTTCTGTATTATTCCAAAACCATACATCTGCTGACATTGTTGAGGTAAAACCCTCATTGATTTGTGATTGTGTTAAGTGACCATCGCCAACCAAATCCACATCTTGGTAGATACTACCATTAGGGTCACCTTCAAATGCTAAAACACCACCTGAAGTATTTTGTCCTGTGTAAGTTGTGCCTGATGTGCTAGAGTGTCCGTGACCTATATCACCTGATTCAGTCCAACCGTGATTATAGTTACCCTTACCGTCTGGTGAAAAAGTTGAATTGTTTAAGACGTTGCCTGTGATTGTGCCTGCTGTAGATGTGGTACAGGTACGGTCACCAAGGTCGTTGGTTGTGCAGGTTTCTGCCTTACTTACGTTTAGAAAAGTCGTAAGGGTTAAGGCTATGACCAAACTTATAAACTTTATAACTTGCATATGCTACAAGGCAACTCCAAATAAGCCAATTAATAGTACCGTAATCCATAAATTATTTATTCCTATTTCGGTGGATTTTGTTTCATCTCCAGGCTTTTTTTTTTCATTTCTTTTTCAGCAGCCTTATCTACTTCTTTCCACTCTTTATTTGATTTACTTTCTTCTATTTTTTTTAATTTTTCTTGTACAACTTTCAATTCTTCCTGTCTAGCAATCTCATCTTTCTTTGCTTGAATTTTGTCTGCTTTCTGTACAACTTTTAATCTCTTTGTATAGATGTCATAGTCTGGTCTCAACTTATTGTATTTTTGCCATTGTTGAGTTGCAGCCTTACCGATTTTACCTTCAAATGGGCAAGGTGTACCAGATTGTTCCATTGCAAAGAACACTCTAGGATCCTGACACAAAATTGACACAGCTGCCACTTTCATACCAAGGTCATTTAATACTTTTGATAATTTTATTCTTTCACAGTTCTCATCTGTTCTATATGTACCAGCAGATATACCTAAACCAAATGTAGATATACCACCTGCCATACCAACCACACATAAATCCTGTGACATTGCTGACATACTTGGTGCTGATGATTGAGAGGTTACTCTTGTCTCACCTGTGTTTGTGGTATTATTGGTTGTAGCCGTGGTATTAGAAGACGAACCACTAGCGTAAGTAGTAGTTGATTCTTGGCTATATCCACCAGAAATAGTGGTGTTAGAACCTGAAGTTGTTGTTTGTGTGTTGGTCGTGGCACCATTTGAAGTGGTGTCCGCAAGTGTCAAGTGTGTTAGTCCCATAACGAAACATATTATAAGACCGATTAAAGTCTTGTTCATAATTTGTCTCTGCGCCTCTACGTGAGTTAATCTCACTTATTTGTATGCAATTTTCGTGCAAAAGAGGTCGTTGTACCTTTATTTATAAAGGATTTTATTCTAGTATCAAAGCCTTAATGCCTTTTGAGCCGTCAATATTAACTTCCAATTGTGCCTTTGATTTTATGCAACTATATTGTAAGTTATTATTGCCTTTTATTTGTCTTTCAGCTATTCTTTTTCCTTTGAGACAATTTGACATACTCTCTTGGATTCTATGTTCCTTTATCTCATTATTGACAATCATAAGTAGTGCTACAACTGTTTCTACAATCATTTTTTATCCTATTGGCTTTTGCCATTCCCATTTTCGTATTTCATATCTCTATCTGCGTCTTTTAGTTTTTCAATATTATCAGCCGCCTTTTGCATTTGAGTTTGCAAAAATTCAATGTTAATTTTATTGTTTTTTGAATCATCTAATTCTTTTTCAATTTTCTCCACCGTTTTATACAAATCCTCGATTAACATATATTGTTCCGAGTCGGCAGGCAATGTACCCATTTCACCTCTAGGCCATTTAATTCTAAATTCTGTATTCTTTTCTAAATCGGTTGACAACATTTCAATTGCCTGATTTAGGTCTTTTTGAAGTAGTGTAAGTTTAGTCTCTGAAATGTTTAGTCGTTCTACAATACCGAAATAACTCCACACTCCTACTGCTACTGCACCGATTATGGCCAGCATATTACGGATTGGCATAGCAACTGCTGTACTGTCATCTAATTCTAAAGGTTTACTCATCTTTGATTTCTTCACTTTCATAGTATTCTTTATATTTATCTAACAAATCATTTGTAATCTTCAACTGGTTTCTGATTCTAGCAAAGTTCTTAGCCAAGAGTTCAAAGTCCTTATCTGTAAGTCCCCATAACACCGGGTCTATGCCTTGTTCCTCTAGCTTTTTGAATACTTCCTCAGCATTATTACTAGTGATAATAATCCATCTTAAATTCTCTAATTCAAGAGGTTTAGGACTGTTCAAATTGAGTTTTTCCCTAGGTACTTCTTGCTTAAATATTTCTAACTGTTTTACTCCAGCACAACTAGTAAGGAATATAGTTAGGGTTAGCAATAGAAGGACACTCTGAATTAATTTCAGACTTCTTTGTAGCATTCTTTTCCTTATCTGTTAAAGGTGACCCACTAGCAATCTCTATACATCTTGTCGCCAATGCACTCGCACCGTTTGTTATTCGTTCAATAGTTTCTGTTCTCTGTATGGCTAACTTACCAACGTCTCTATTCTTTTTATTAAATCTCTTATCTAAATCTTCTAAATCTTTTTTTAATACATTCACCAACTGATTTATCTTATTGTTAGCGTCTAGTATTTTTTTAAAATCTATCTTTTGGTTTTCTATGAGTTCTTTCTGCTCTGTGACGGCAGATTCTAACTTGATTTGATTTGCTTTTAATGTAGCATTATCAGACCTTAATTTCATAACATAGGCACCAGCACCGGCAAGACCAGCAACCATTACACCTATCATTATCATTCTCATAGAACCAAACATATTATTTCTTTCTTAATTTTTTCATAGCATTTAAGATGTCTTCAAACTTTTCGTTGACATACCAACCTGCTACAAAACCGATTACAAATGCGATTGTTGTAAACATATTATCTCCTTTAACTTTTACTTCCACCAATGTAACCACCAATTACTCCAATCAGTCCTGTGACTGACATCTTCATAAGTGTAATTACAGATTCATCTACTGGTCTGTTTTCTTCTAATGCTACCCAATAGTCACCAATGATGATAACTCCAAGTAAAACTAATACACCAGATGTTATTAGTAATATTACAATGTCTTTAAAATTTTTTATCATTTAATCCTCTATCTTTGCGTTTCTTTTTCTATGTCCGTTCCACGCAACAAAACCACCCAATCTTAATGAGTAGTATGCTAGATAGTTCATAAGATAGAAACCATTTACATTAATATTAATATCTCTAAAGATTTCATCTGCTCTCTTTTGTGATATAGTTCCTAATGTATCTTTTTTATTAGCGCTTAACAATGTCTGATACTTATAACCATAATCGTGTACCAAACCTCCTACTAATAAAACACCAACTGGTGAGAAAAAAGTTCTTAAAAATTTAGGTATACTTGCACCATCAAATTTAAAACCTTTTGGTATTACATACTTCTTATCATTTAGATTGTAATAGAAGTCTGCTGTAAGTTCCCAATTTCTCGTTGCTAATAACCACATAGCTATAGCTTTAAAAAAACCTTTACCTTTTGTTTTAATTGGTAGAGGTTTCAGTTGAGGCATTTCATTATATTTAAACGTATAACATTTAGGTTTTTTCTTATCAAACATATTGATTAAAAAACCTATAATTATAAAAGCAATTAGTAATGACCATTGCCAAAATTTCATTGCTAGTGTTAATAAAAGTTCCATATTATTCCTTGTTTTTGATTACACCCTTTTTAACTAGGTGAGTATGTAATGCTGTACCTTTTACATTTTTAGAAGCAGTTATACCTGCCATTCTTTTTGTTCTATACTGAGCACCTTTAGGTGGTGTGTCACCTAAACTTGCGATAGGAGCCAAGTTAGAAGTACCATTACTGAAGCCTGTGATATATTCTTTTAAAGATTTCATACTTTTGCTTTTTCTCTAATAGATTTTTTATCTTCTTCAGCTTCTACTGTTATTTCTTCTTTGACAATACCTGATAGTTCATCTACCTTATCGTCTAATTTATCTAAAGTTTTTAAAACACCTCTGAAAACCACATTATTCATATCATTATTCTCTTTAATTTTTGCACCAAACTTTTTCATAATAGTTCTACGCAATACATCTTCGGCGTCATCTTTCTTTTTCTTACCTGTTGGATTCATATCTACACCACCACCAGCAACAGAGTTTGTTGGAGCGTCCTCATCCATCTTATTGATGATTTCGTCTACCATTTCTTTATAATGTTTTGGCATATTCTTTCTCCGATATTAGTTTATCATCAACTTCAAATACATCAATACCAAAACACGTCATATAAGGTTCTTGTTGTCTGATAGTTTCAGGCACCTCACCCTCTTCACTCAATAAAGTTTCATAATGGTTTTGTTCTTTTAAGTATTTAATTATAGTTGATTCAATCAAATCTTTATGCTGAGCATAAGACTTGTCTTCTTTGATTAGTAAAGCTAATGCAACTGCAAACGAACCAAGTTTTGAACCTAGTCCAACTTTAGCTAATATTTTTTTAAGGTTGAATACGAACCTGTGTAATAGAGTGTAGTTTTTCTTCTTACTACCTAATACATTTCTATATTTAATTAACACCTTGCCATCTTTATCAATAATACCATCTTTAAATGCACCTGTTTTTTCAAACGGTGTGATAAGCATTTTGACTACACGATATGTAATTAAAAAATCTATTCCTCTAGCCATTATAGTTCCTCTATCATTCCTTTTATCTTTAAGTCTTCTTGTTCCTCATTTAATTCGTGAGGGTACAAGTAACCTAGATAACCACAAATTGTTTTCAGTATAGGCCAGTAAACCTTATCTATTTTAAATAATAATAAAGTCATACAGACATCAGAACCGAAAACATTATGCAATAATATAATATGGTTTAGTACCAATCGTATCTTAATTTCACCTGTCGCTTCGTATTTACGAAACAACCTTTTAAGGTACTTGAACCTTTTTATATCATCATCAAACTCTTGTTGTTTTTCAAGAGTGGGGTTGTCATAATTTTGCATTGCAAATAACAACCAATTTTGTTTGGTTATTGTTTCAAACATTATTACACTAACTTAGCGTAAACCTTAGACATTCCTGTTTTTAATGTTTCGTATTCAACTTGAAGCTTTAAACCACCTTCTTTTTTGTGAGAAATACCATCATCATTAATATCAGAACCGTCTATGTCCTTACCAAATCTTCCTCCACCAAATTTAATTTCAGCAGTAAAATCACCCTTATCGCCAGATACTTCTTGTACTGGACAAAATAAGCCAATTCTTGCTAAGTCATTTCTAATTTCTTCTACAGCGTGTTGAGCAGTCATATATTCTTTACTCGCTACACCACCTAAAAATGCATTAACTCTTTTTAAAACCTCGGGGTCTTGTATGTTATGAACACCAACAGAACCATCTTCAAAAGAAGCTGCGTTAGGTGTACCAACGTGGCCGCCATCAAGACTTTCTTTGATGTTTACGTGTTGTTTAAAAGTTTTCATTTATTCTTCCTCTTTTTCTTCTTTGTCTTCCGATTTCTTATTAGTCTTTAAACTAGCCATAGGTTTATTAGTACCAAGACCAGGACCAAGGATTTCTTCCTCAAAGTCATCTAAATTTTTATCTTCTATAAAAGATTTAAATTTTTTCATTTGTTTTTTTCTTTACTTTTTTTAATACAACTTCCTTATTGGTAGCTATATTGATTAAGTTAGTTGCAAATTGAACAGCACCATTGATTGCATTTAAATTGCCTTTCATAGCACCTAAATCAACTTCAACTTTTTGAATCTTATTCTTCAACTCATCAAAGTCTTTTGTAAGTCGTTGTCTTTCATCTTGTAGTTCGTGTAATGTTATATTCATAATATTCTCCAATTAATAAATTACGCTGTTGTTCCAGTATTTGCTAAAATATTCCAAGAACCATTTTTGAAAAAACAAATTGCTGTTTTTCCAGCACCAGATAATACTATACTAGTATGACCTCGTAAGTTAGTTGGTGTAATTGTAGCATTGTTAGAACCAGTTGATGATGTATTTAAAAAGATTTTAATTTGACCATCTGCACCATTAGCTAATGTAATAGTACCTGCTTGTGCTGTTGCGTTGATTTCAGTCACACTTGAAGTCACATCAGCTGCAAGAGCGGAAGAACCGTCTAGTGTTAATTGTTGCGAAGCTTGTTTCAATCCTAACCAAGTTGGTATATTATTGAATACTGAGCTTGCACTTACTTTTTTATTGATTGGTGTTCCAGTTGGGTCATCTACAATGTGAAATAAATCTACTGAAGCTAATGCGTTACCTAAATCGGTAAGCTGTGTAATTTTCTTATCTGCCATTTTTTTCTCCTGTTAACCCCTTTCGGGGAATTCTACTTGTGCCAAAAGACACAATCACTTTGTTTATATATTTATAAAGGGAGGTCAAGTGACCCCCCTTTAATTAGTTGCTATTAAGCAGCGTTAGTTAAAACTGATAAAGTCTCGTATTGTACTCTACCATTTCTACCACCACTACCTGTAATTTTTAAGTTCCAACCTGCGTGACCGGCACCTGCTGGTACTTGGCCATCTGCATAGTTAAATAAACCCAATGTGACACCTGTAATAAAGTTGTCAGCAGTTGCGTCTTCAAATAAGTTAGTTCTATTTGCACTTGTAGGTGCTAATTTAGCAGCGGCACAAGCCCATAACGGTGCTCCTGCAGCTGAATCTGCGCTAGTTTGCATAGACATAGTATTCTCTCCCTTTTAAATAGTTAATTGGTACTCAATTCTTAATATGTACCACTATTTATAAGGGATTTAATTTTCTAGGAGTTTTTTGAGAAGTCTGATAGTTCTTGATGTGTCACCATTGTGTACTACACCTAGTCCACCTTTGGCTCTAAATTCATTAACGTTTTTAGGATAATCGTCAATTAATATAGAATTTTTATTAGCGTACTTTTGCTTTTGTACTCTTTTAACTAGATTGATTTTGTTAGAAGAAAGGCCTAACTTTGTGGATGCCCACGCCTTTTTGCCTGGTATACAGTTCTTATCATACGTATCTTCTACGTAAGCAGATAAAATCTCCGTGTCGTACTTCTTGATGAAGTTCCAGAGTTCTTGTCCGCCTTTCATCCAAGGTAGTGTTTTCCAAAAATCAGGTTTAGATTTAATCTCTCCCCACTTTTCAGCCTTTGAACCTTTAGACCAGTCTGTAATTGATTTACCAGTCAGAGTTTCAGCACCTTTTACAAAGTCTGCTAATACTCCGTCCATATCACAATATATTTTCATAGTGTTATCCTTTTTTATTATGTCTTATTATAACACAAGGTTATGTCAAAGGCAAGCACTTTTTTACTTATTATATGTGATTTTTGGCTCAGTATCTACTTTAGTCTTTGGTTGACCACTCATAGTCTGACCTTTTGTCTCTGATTCTTTAGTATATTTCTTATCAATCATATTGAAAAAGTCTTTTTTCTCTTTTGGTGACATTGCACCGATACCTTTACCAGTTTTTTCTAGTTCTTTTTTGAACATAGTTTGGTATGCACTATCTTCCATATGTTTTGATAAGTTCTTTACTGTCTCTTCTATTGAACCTGATTTTGATTCTAAATATGCCATTTTAATTTCCCTTTACCTGTTTTGCTAAGTCTTTATCTGCACCACCCCAAGTTCCACTTGATTTAGTCACAAATGAATTTACTCTAGCAAATGCCCATTGTTGTTGAGTTGTACCTGGTCGGTGTCCACCTCTCCAAGCGGCCATACCTCTATCATAAACCTGTTTTAAAATACCATATGGCATTCCTGATTTCTCAGCTTTGTTTTTTAAACCCTCAATTTTTTCAAATAATTCTTTTGCTGGGTGGTTTGCTTGTTCTTTTCTTACTGTTGATTCTGGTACACAGTTTGGTACCATCTTGTCACCTTTTTTCTTCATACCTTTTTGAGTATATCCTACCCAACAAGCTTCTGTAATAGGATTATAATTATCTGCGTCAGCGCTTTCATCAATAGCATAACTCTCTGCTCTTACTGTTGCACCATAATTGTTTTGTAAATCCGTTGCATACTTATTAAGGTCTGCACCGTTACCATTTACCTTTAAAGCCTTTTGATTACCACTAATTGTGAAACCTTGTTTTGCTAAATCAGTTGAAGCTTTGGACATCATATCGTGTGTTTTAAAAGATACTGTCATCTTCTTAAACTCATTCAAATCTTCGTTAGTTCTTTTAAGAACATTCTGAACATCTGGATGTAATGATAAACCTTTTGCAATCTTTTCAATTGCTGCTACAGCGCCTGAATAATTACCACCTTTGTATCGTTTATCGTTTGCAATACCATATGCCATCTTAATTTGTTGTGTAGTATACTTTGAAGTGTCTTCGTTTATTTTTTTAAGTTTCATATAATCAGAAAGGTCCATACTTGTAGCGCCAGTATTACTGAATTTATTATCAGGATAACTTGGGCTGAAAAACGCTACTACTTTACCGTTGACAATATGTTTCCATTCTCCATAACGGTCTATATCAATTTGACCGTGTTTAGAATGTTTAAATTTAGGATACATTCCACCACCTGGTTGTTTTTTCCAGTTTGGATTTTTTCTAATATCATCAACACTTTCTTTAACTGCAACTGACATACCAATAGCATATGCTTTACCGTTTGGCATTTCAACTTTTAAACTTTCTTTTACTTCTTCTTTTGCTTTTTCTTTTTCAATCTTATCTTTTAGATGTTTGTATGCAATACCAATTTGTAATAGAGGTTCACCTGTTTCAGGATTAACCTGTTTTTGAGTTGACTTTTGAATAGTTTTTGCTTTTTCTGTTTCGGCCTTTTGCTTTAACATAGCAATCTCATTATCTTTTTGGTCGTTTTGATTCTTTAATTTTTCTGCGTCATCTTCTTTAGGTTTTTTCTGCATATCTTCAGCAGCTTCAGCCCAATCTTGGAAGTTTTCTTTAACTGCAACTACTGTAGCTGCCATATCACCTTGTGCAAATAATACT